GGTGGATGTTTGGGTAAGTGTTAGATTCCAGTAGGTAGCTTGATTATATACAAGTTCACCTGCAATAATCTGATTGTCAAATCCTGAAACTTGACGGAGTGTGTTTTTATTAAAGATAGCCATTTTTTTTCCTTACAAGGTTAATGACGCAAGCATCTTTCTGACGCAATGCGATGGTCTTATCTTATTGAATGGTTAATTATACCTTATTTGAATAAATAACAAATAAAGTATGTTTAATTTCTTTAAAATATTGTTTTATTTTAATCATAATTTTTTCTATTCCAAAATAGATTTTTATATGACTTTAAAAAAGAAGCATAAAATTTATTAGGCTTTTCCATTTCTTTTTTAGTTATAGCTTTAATATTTGATGACCAATTATCTCTTTTGAAAGGAAATACTGCCATAATAGGTTCGCCAGCTTTAACTATAAATGATTCATTAGATATTAAAACGCCTGGAAAATTAATAGGGTTAAAATCATATTTATCAGTATCAACAATAGCTGGAAATAATTGATATCTATTTTCCATAAAATATTCAGGTTGATAAAATAAACAAGAATATCCTTTTGGAGTTTTAATTGCCCATGGATTCATAAATTTTATATATTGATTTTTAAATCCATGCATTTTTACAGGACATTGAGAATGTCCATGAGTTTCAACTGATGTTCCTTCAGAGCGCCACCAAAATATTTTTGTATCAGTTTCTTGTATATATTCAGGTGTAATTAATAAATCAGCATGAGCTATTAAAATGTATCCACTTGTAATGTAATCACGAACAGGAATACAACCTTTAATAGAAAATGGTGTTTTAGATTCCATTTGCACCATTTTTTTTGCATCTAAACCCATGCCTTCAACATTTAAAGGTAATTTTTTATACCATTCAGGTATCATTTTTTTGGCTGGAATAGGTTTAAAATATTCCAAAGCCATAGCATTATTAGTTATAAATTCTATCTTCATCTTATCTTATCCTTATTTTATATTATTTTAATTGAGCTATTTGATACTGTAATGCTTGTAATTGAGCAAGTAAATCATCTTTTGTTGATTCAACAATAGGTTCTGAATTAGTTTGTGTTAATTCAATAAATGCTCCATTTTTGTAAGCCCATCCCATACCTGGATAGCTCTCACCTTTTTCTAATGATAATGGTAATATAGGTTGCTCAATCCAATTTGATTCAGGTATAAAATCATCTTCAGCAATAATATCATTATCAACAATTTCATTTACAATAACTAAATATCTTTTCATAATTTTTCCTTTACCAATTCGTTACAATAATTCTACCAGCCGCTCCAGCGTTGCCCGCGTTCCAATATGCACCGCCGCCGCCAGGAGCAGAACCAGCAGCATTAGATGATACAGGTGTTCCTGATCCACCAAAAGTTGAAATGCCACCACTACCCCCACCACCACCCCAAACAGAACTTCCAGCAGTTCCAGCTCCACCAACCCAATGATTAATTGTTGCGCCGCTAGTAGCTGCAACATTTTGAACCGCTCCAACGCCATTTACACTAGCTGGATAACCACCTGAAGCAAAATTAACAGTAGATGAGCCACCATTTGCTCTAATATTACTAAATACAGAATGTCCACCAGCCGCACCTGAACCGCCTGTTCCTACAGTTGCAGTTATAGTATTTACATTTCCTATTAAAGCATTAACTGATCCTATATATTCGTTATATCCGCCGCCGCCGCCTTGTGCGCCTGAACTAGCATTTCCACCACCACCACCACCCCATACTTGAACTTTAAAAGTGTTTCCTGTAGGTCTATTCCATGTGCCTGTAGTATTAAATGTTTGAGTATCAACTGTGCCGCCACCCGCATTTGAATTAATTGTAATTGAACCAGAAGCATTAGTAATGCCAATACCTGTTCCGGCAGTAAGAGTTGTAACTGTATATGCTGATCCTGTGCCAATAGGAACTGCGCCAGCCGCAGGTGAAGTAGTAACACCTGTTCCACCATTGGAAATAGGAAGTGTTCCTGTTACCGCAGTTGTTAAGTCCGCTTGTCCTGAAGTATTTACCTTATTGGCAAATTGCGATAGATTGAAGGCTTGTGTCATTTTTTCCCCTTATGCCGCACCTGCGCGAGCGAATGTTTGTTGTTGCAATAAAAATGTATTTGTAGGTGTATTAGTTAAATTATAGCTATTAGTGAATGGACTATAATCCACGCCTGTTTCATATAATACACCATTTGCATATATATTTAAAGCCCCACTTGTAAAGTTAAACGAATACCCTGTTTGTCCTATCACAGAATAAATATTTACATTTTGCATAGTTCCTGTAGGTGTTGTTGTATTATTTCCACTAAATTGAATAATAGTTAATAATCCGCTAGATGATGTTGGAATGTTTGTATAAGTATTTCCTACAATATCATAATCAGCATCAGGCACTACAGTTCCGTTATAAAAAGGTAATTCATATCCTGAATTAAATTGCCAATCTGTAGGCGTATAAGACGAAGTTGAAGTTAATGTTGCTTCAAATCTGCTAAATACAGGATAACTTGATCCTGAAGCTCTATAAGTATATATAGGCATTCCTACAGTTACACCTGTAACAGTTGCAGTAAATGTAATTGTTCGAGTTGAATAATTAACACTTGATACAGTATATTGAGTAGGTGTTCCTGCATTGCTAAATGTCATTTTATCGCCAGCATTAATATATTGATAAGGCATGCCACCTAAATCCCAAACAACATTAACGCCTGAAGTTGAAGCTACTTGTAAATGCGTATTGTCATAAAAAACACCACTTGAAATAGCTCTCATTGAAATAATAGAAACTATATCGTTTAAAGTTGCACCTGTGCTTAATGTAACTGTTCCTGTGCTTCCATTAGTATCTGTATATTCTGTATCAGATAATAAGCAACCATTTTGAAATACTAAACATTGATCTTGTAAATAAGTAGAAGCGCGAGTTACTGTAAATACAGTTTGACCACTTGTAGCAGTAAAATTATCAATAGTTGAATAAAAATTATCAGGTGTAGTAAATCCAACCACTCGACCATAAATATCAATAGTTATAGTTGCGCCTGATCCTGTAAATGTTGTTGGACCACCAAAATCTAGGAAAGTATCTAGTCCTGCAATAAGCTGACCATCTTCAGTATTAGAAATTTTAACTTGACCTGTGCCTGTAGTGGTTGTTCCTGTAGTAATTAATTGACCTGTTTTATTATCAAGATCAATAACATTTAATCCATTGGGTAAAGCTGACCATAATCTTGGATCAAAGTCTGCAATAGTTGTAGGAACAAATTGAGCCGTTCCTGAAGCATAATCAGCAAAGTCTGTATCAAAGCTAAACTTTCGACCCGTTCTGTTAATAAAGCATAAGAATTTATTAGTGCCAAAAGCAGGATCAGCTAGATACCATTTATAGTCTGAAGGATTAGTTGATGGACTTGTAGAGTTGTTATTATAAAGACCATAATAAAGTTTGCTTGTAGGTGTTAAACTAAATCCACTTGTTCCTGTAATATTGTTAGCATAAGCTACAGATAAATATTTTTCTGTATATTGAAATGTAGTAGGTCGCCAAACAAGCTTTACTGAAGCTGAAGAAAAATTACTTGTAGCTAATTGATTAACCATGCGACTAAATAAATACCAATCTCCAGCAGGTATATTAAATAATGAAACCAAAGGCATTACAGTATTAATATCATAAGGATTTCCATTGGATTGAATTTCAGTAGTGCCTGCAAATATATATTGAGTTGCAGTTGGATATTGATAAGCTGAATACCAAATTTCAGCATATTGAGTAATGCCTGCGCTTGATGTTGTTATTTCAACATTAAAAAATGGATTTACTACACTAGGATATGGAGTTGAAACTATAGGAACAGGTAATGTTCCAAAAGTAATAGGTGATCCAATGCCAGTATTTGGAGCAGGTGTAAATTGGGTTATGTTTGCATCATCATAAACTTGTGGATTATATTCAGCAATAGTTAATTCAGCAGTTATTTCACCTGTATCTGCTATTTTTTCTATAACTTTAGTAACTCTAAATAATTTACTTACAAAACCATAATTAAGATTAGTTAATGTAACAATATCGCCAGCTTCTAATTGAATGCCAACATATCCAATTTCTAAAACTATATTCAAATCTTCTCTAGCTGCTTCTAGCATTCTATTAGCAAGATATTGAGCAGTTACATCATTGTTAGTTAAATAAAGATTAACTGATTGTTTATTTACTGGCTCATTAGGAAATAATAATGTTGGCGCAATAGTAGCAAGATTAAATGTTACAGAGTTAAATGTATCTTTTTCTGACTTGTTAGGATATTTAACTTCTATAACATTAAATGAGTTAGATAAATCAATTGGTGTAATTTGTATTGGTGAAATAATATTAGAATCATCTAAATTCATAGCTACTGTATAAGTAGGAGTTTGAACAATTACTCCCCAAAGACCTGTTATTTCATTATATTTAACCAAACAATCGCAACAATCGGACATTGATTGAATGTTTTGCATTATCTTTAAATTTGTATCTAAAGTGCCATTAAATTCAAAACGAGGTTGAGTTGATGTTCCGCCCGAAAAAAGTGTATATGTAAATGAAGCATTAGAATAAGTATTTAATGCAGTTAAAGATGTCGTATCAATTAATGATGTGCTGATAGCTGCGCCATATCTTGTGCTTGTAAAATAATCTAAAAAACAATCGCCAGGCGCTTTTCTATCATTGGTAACTTGAAAGCGAGTATTTTGTAAGGATGTTAAAGCTCTATCTTGATTATATTTAAGATGAATAATAGCAAAAGCAGTATTGCTCATTAATTTAGTGCTATCCCATTTATAAATAAGATTAGATGCGCTTAATACTGCAATAGCATTTGTTGGTGTATTTGATGGATTGTAAGAACCATTAGAATAAAGATATACATCCATATAACCTGAAATATCTTGTATTTCATTTGTAGATTCATCTTTAAGACCTGTAACTTTCCAAGTATCAGTAGTATCAAATATACAAAGTTTTCCACCCCAATATACATTTCCAAAAGTTATAACATCAGGTGTGCCGCCTGTTTCTGTATTAGTTACTTCACATAATGAAATTACCCAATAAATATCTTGATTATTATCAGATATAGACATATCAGTAATAATGCCACCTACATAAGCTTGTCCATAAACTACAGGTATTTTGTTATCGCCTGCTGGCGGAAGTTGTTGTCGATTGCCAGGGTTTGGTTGTTGAGCTTGTTCAAAATTTCCTGCGCTTGGTGGTTTAGGTGCAAGTATTGAAGAAACAATTGAAGATATAACCATGTTAATTGCAAAGCCAACGGCACTAACAATAAATGATGAAGTTCCCGCTGCCAATATTGCGCTCGCAATAATAGAGCCTGCGCCAAAAGCATCAGAGCAAAATAAGAAAAATATAAAAAAGTTAATTATAAAAGCGGTCATTGCATCCAATTTTCTTCTATTTTTTGAAAACCAAACCTTGAATAATCAAAATCAGGGCTTGTAGTCATTTTTGTTATTGTAAATAATTTAATTCTGCCTTGCTCTTTTAATTGTTTAGAATAATCAATATAAGATTTTAATAATTTGTATCCTGTAGTTTTGTGTCTATATTCAGGTTTTACATACCAAGCCAGCTCATACATAGCTAAAGTTTTTTCGCACCATATTACAGGACTTATCAACCCCATAATAAAACCAACATTATCTTCTATAAAAATAACACCGCGACCTGCAATAATACTATCCACAAGAGAATCAAAATATTCAGGATTATCAATATCCCTATATTGTTGAATAGGGCTTTCATCTCTAAATGTCCGCATCATCTCTTGCAATTGTATTTTATCGTATTTTGTAGCTTGTCTTATCACACATCTTTTCCAAATGAATAATTAATTGTTTCAATAAAACCTACTCGCGCCATTGAAGTGTCTGTAGGGGCAAAATAAGTCCAAGCATTGTTATTGGTATAACGACCTGCGGTTCTATTTTGTAAAATAATTTGAATGCTTGAAGCTGAAGCGCTTATGATACCTACATACATTCTTGCATCTTCCATCCATTGTTCTGATATACCAAATGAATTAATATAGCCTGTAAAAAATTTGTAAAGACCGCCTGTGCCACCTGTAGTTATTAATGCGCCATTTGTATCAAAAAACCCATGCCACATTTCAATTAGTGAGCCTTTAATTTCATTGCCTAATACCCATCCTAATAATGCAGTATCAATACCCACTAAAGTAATTGAAGTTTCATTAGCCGTTGATTTAATATCTCTTTGAACATCATTAATTCTTACTAATGATCCTAATGCGCTAAATGGTTGAGAATCGACGGCGGCAATAGTAAGTGCGCTTGGCGTTGTAGCAAAACGATAATAAACAGTTTCATAAACTGTTCCTGTTCCTGTAGCAGGTGTTGTTATAACTGCGGTAAATACAATGCCTACAGTATTTGATGAAGCACCATATAAAGTAAAATTTGTAGTGCCAATAGTTCTAATTGTGTATTGAGCGCCATTAACCATAGCGGTAGCATTAACTGTTACTCGCGTTGTTACGCGAACAAAGTCTGCCATTCTTATATTGTTTGTATTATCTACAGGTGCTATTACATTCATAGGACATCTTCAATTGCTACAAAAGAAGCATTCCAAGATATAAAAGAATCATTAGTCATAGGCACTAATGTATAAGTTGGGTATTCCCTTAAAATTACAGGAAATGTAGTGCCTGTATAAGTTCCGCCGCCAAGAGATATAGTTGTTCCGTATTGCCCTATAACGCATTGCATAGTAGAAGTTAATGTATCTATAAGATTTCTGTGAACAGGAATATTAACAGTTGATCCTGATCCTCTTAATACATCAGCAGTTGCTATATAAGCATATCGACCTACTTGGCAGAAATCACCTGTTTTTACAATATAAGCAGTAGAAGAAATAGAAGGCAAAGAACCTAATACTAAAGTTTTATTTGCGGAGGAAGTTTGCCAAGCACAAGCACCAACTTGAGCGGATGACATATCGCCTTGATAAGAAATATAATTAAGCCAACCTGTAACGCCAAAATTTAAAAACTGTTCTGTAGCTTTGTCATTGGTTCGTAGGGTTGATAGTAAACTTCTATTTTGACTATAAAGCAAATAGTTCATTGGCTTCATAGTAAATTCAAAAGGTTGAACAGTAAGCAGTTCGGAAGTAGAAATGCGTTGATTACGACTTAAAACTTGACCTACAAGCTTTTGATCGTTAATGGCAATAGATTCACAAACAGATAATATTGTATTTAATGACATAACTTATGTCCTTGATTGTGGTAATGATCTTGTAGCAGATTGATTAGCTGCGAATACTGCATTTTTATTTTTAGATAAAAATTGTGTAGCAGATTGCGTATCAATAGCATTCATATTTGCAATGTAAGGTCCATTATACACGACTTGAGCGCCACCACCCATAGCAGAACCCATTTGATTGTTAGGAATAATAGTGCCAGCACCTTTAGGAATAAATAATTCTGGACCATTTTCACCAACAATAGACGGACCTGAAATTCCACCGCCTGCCGCAAATTTAGGATAAGGCGCTGCTGCTAAAGTAGAATATCCAGGGCTATAACTGCTTCCGCCTTTAAATATACCACCAAGCAATCCACCTAAATCGAAACCGCCAAACAGCTTGGTCGCTTGCGCTTTTAATTGAATTTTAATAAGGTCGCTAATAATACTTCTAGCTAAATCAGCAAAATTTAATTTGCCTGTTTTTACAAAGTTATCTAAAGCGCTTTCCATATTTTGAGTTACAGAAACAAAAGCTTCCTGTCCCATTCTCGCTGCATTTGTAGCATCATCTACATAACTTGCATACGCTTTTTTCCAGCCATATTCAAATGTTCTTTGGCTTTCTGCAATTTTATATTCTTGCTCTACTCTTGCTTTTTCTACTTCGCCATAAGCATCTATTTGCTGTTTGGTCATTTTCTTTTCAATTGCTAATTGTTTTAGTTTTTCTTCAATATCATATATACCAAGCTGGCGTTTTCTCTCGTTCTCACCTAAAAATGCTAATTCGTTTTCTTTTGCTACTCGACCAGCTTTAGCTTTAGAAATAGCAACTTCTTTTTCATAATATTGAGTTTGTGTTTGAAGTAATTTTTGCGCTGCTTTTTGAGCGTCTGTTAATTCTAACTTTCTTTGTGCCGAAGCTTTTGATGCTTGAGCTGAAAAGTTTGGACCGACTGGACCTGTATAATCTACAGGTTTATATGATGAGCTTCCCTCTGCGCCTTTTGGACCCATGCCAAAAAATTTATCTGCTTTTTCAAAATAAGGATCAAGGAATTTATTTAATTGGTGTATCTTTTCTAAAGCAAAAATAATAGCCTCAAGCACCGGAAGAACTGCTTTTGCTAAATTGTCTTTAAAATGCAACCAAATAATACTTAATTTATCTAGGGATTCGCCTACTCTTTTGTAAGTTTCGTTACTTCCTTCAAAAGAACCTTTTGCTTTTTCGTAATCTTCATATAAAGATTTAATATCTACGCCTTTAACAGATTTGCCTAGTATGTCAAAAGCAAGGGCATTTCTTCGGATTGGATCCTCTATTGCGGATAATCCTTTAAGGGCTTTTTCGAATAATTCTTGTTCGGTTAAGTTAGCTAAATCTTTGGTCGTTACGCCAAGGTCTTGAAATGATTTGCGGAGTTTGTCTGAGCCCTGAACAGATTCATCTATTTTGTTAGTAAAGGTTGCAAATATTTTAGCGGTATCTGTAGCGTTCCCGCCGTTGATTGCTAAAGCTTGAGATAATTGCAAAACACTTTCTACGGCTACTTCATTGGCTTTTGCTACATCATTTATTTCATCTGCAAATTTTATAGCGTCTGTAGCTAAAGCAGCGAAAGCAGTTCCAACAGCAGCTAAACTTACTTTAGAGGCAGCAGAAAAACCTTCAACTTGCGTTTTAGCTTTACCAAGTCCCTGATTAAATTCGCCTGCATCAAGTCCTAGTAAAACTGCTAATCTTGAAATAATTGCCATTATTGACCCTTAAATTTATCTAAACTAAATCCATCTGCTTGGCTCATAAATGTCAATAACGAATCGCTAGGGGAAAAGTCAGAATCAGGGTAGTAATATGCATAAGCTTGCCCCAAAATACCTTTTAAGTCGTATGGCGGACTGCTTTTTGCCTTTAAATAGTTAAAGACCCCTGCCGTGAGGGTTGCAAGCGTCACCAGCAAACTTTTATTTCCTAAAGCACCATCGCTATACATGACTACAATTTCGTTCATTGTAGCCTCGTCTAGAGCGTCGATATTTTGTATTGTATGCCCATTAAAAATCATAGCTGCTCTAGCCTGATTTCTTAATGAGCCTGCTACTTTGAACGGATATCTTTGTAGTCGGGCGAAATAACTTCGCTAATTTTTTCTACAATTTCTATCTGTTTAGCTAGAGGCCATTCAGCTTCAATATCTGCATATTCTATATTTTCTAATGAGCCTTCAATTTCAGGAATTAAAAATTTAATGTATTCTACAATTCTATATTTAACGCCATGCTTATCTATTACAAATTGCCTAACAGATTTTCCGTCTATAAAAATATCATTTTCTTTTGTTTCAGATTTAGCTTTATCTTCTTCGCTTAAACCTTGAATAGCGTCCTGATATTCTTTTTCTATTTTTGTTTCGTCAGGCTTTTTTAAGTAATTATAAATTCGTTCTATTTCTGCAACATTAGGAATCTTTACTTTAAAAGTATGATCTCCCAATCTAAATTCTCTAGTTAATACCGATAACCTATTTTCCTCGTATTTTTTACCAAGGGCAGCCGCTAACTTACTCATGTTCTATTTTCCTTTTTGTTGTGTTTTTAATTTTTTTGCGTAATTCTCTATGTTCCTGTGTAAAATCATTCCTAACAATTCTATAACGCTCATCTGCTGGCTTTCTAAAGAAATACGCAGATAAGGCTTTGCTGGCATTTTAGCCGTGCCATATTCGGTTGAAATAGCTCTAGCATCGTAAAAAGAACCTTGTTCTTTATAGAATTTCCTTTGTGCTTTTGAAAATTCTTTCTTACCTAATTTATACGCGCCTGTGGCTGCAAATGTTTTTCTTAATCTAGCTGGAATTGGTTTAGTAGAAACCAAAGCGATAGCAGAATCAGTCGGTTTTACATAATTAGACTTCATGTCTTTTCTTGTTGGGCGTCTTGAAGTTATACCTAAAGAATTTCCTAGTGCGCCAGTGTCTTTAGGAACAAGCATTTTAGCCATCATTAATACAGGCTTCATAGCTTCTTTAACAGAATCCGTTAAAATTTTACTAGACTTTCGGCTATCCCCAATTTGTTCTCTTAAGTTTTCAAAAACTTGGAGTGTGCCTTCAACGCCAGTCACAGAAAACTTTGTTTGCATTACTCTGCCTTAATAATTTTTTGATAAATAGCGTTATTTAATTTAACTGCGTAATCAACTGCTTCTTCAGGGGTAAGTTTGTCCGCATGGTATTTTGCAATCTCATGGGCTAAATTGATGCCTGTTAAACGTTGTTGGGCAAACCCAAACCAATTCTTTTGACCAGAATTGGCTTGAGCTACCAAATAACTTAATAAATCATCACTCGACTTTATTTGATGTGTTGTCATTGTTTTTTACTTTCGTGTCATTAACAGGGTTGTATTTGGCTAAAGCTTCTAAAGCAACATATTCTGCGCTATCAGCATCAACTTTTTTTAAAGCATCATTAACTTCTTTTGCATCAACAGACAAACCTGCCGCCACAGAATTAAGGCTTTGGTATGTTGTTGTTAATATATCTAAAGCTTCACTTAGTTTCATACTAAATCCTTATTAAGCGTTGTTTGACCAACCATATTGATTGCCACGCGGATGAATAGTAAATGTTGCCTTAGCTTCTGCGCCTGGTGCATTATCTACAGTCCATTGGCTAACACGACCATTAAAAGCGTAATTAACAATGTTTGTGCCGTCTGTTGCAGAAATAACAAATGTTCTGTCAATAGTTCCGTTATAAGCATCGCCTCTTAAGATTAATAACATAGCGTCGCTTGGATTCCAAGCAGCCGTAACTGTCATTGATGTAGGTGCTGATTGAACAGGGATTTTGTCAGATTGACGAGAACCTGCTACACCAAAAGAAGCAACTGCGTCATCTTGACCGAAAGCTGGAATAGCTTCTACTGGAACAGCATTTGCTGAAACAGCAATACCTGATACAGATGCGTAAGTAGAAAGATTAGCTGTTGTTAAAGCTGTTGGACTTGCGCCTGATTGTGCATATAGCGTCGCGCTAAACCCAGGTAAAACTTTATTTGGAAGTGCCATAATTAAATTTCCTTTTAGTTAAATAGTCAAAAAATCTTATGCTGGTATATCTAGGGTGCAATCCATAAATATATTGTATAGTTTAATTTCATCATCATATCCGTTATAAAGCCACACTATATCGCATTTAGATACATTGAAGCCATAAGTAGAACCACCAAACAATCCGCTATACCCGTGCAACGCTTGTAATATAGTATTCGCTGTTAAAAATCCATCTTCCATTGTAGCTGAAAACACGCTAATTTGAAAGGTCGGTCTATCAATTCCTTTGTTGCTTTGATATATACCAGTATATACTTCTTGATGCACATTTCTTAATTGCCATGTTATAAATTTTGGTTGCGTAGCCCAATTTCTATTAAAGTTAGCATACACAGGCACAGGCGATGCAGTAGTGCTTAATTGTGCTTGTATTGCCTTCGCGTAATTATTAACATTATTTTGTTGAGCCATATTAAACTGCCGTCGCTGGATCGTTTCTGTAACAAATAAAAGTAACGCTCATTCTATCATTAGCCTCAATAGCAGATTCAATACGCCAATCTTGAGTTCGCCATTTAAACGAATAAAGATTCTGATTGATAATTACATCTTGCATCCAAGGCGTATAATTAAATTTAAACTCAATCAAATCCTGATAAATACGATATTTTTCAGTTATGGTTAAAGAATTTTTAACAGACGATATTAATGGTCTGCCTGTAAATTTCTTTGTTATTGTAGTTGTATATTGACCATAAGCATCGCTGCTAAATGTTAAATTATTAACATCTACATTTTCATAGCGTTTAATTGCCATTTACATCACCAATGGTTTATAAGGTCTTAAAAGAACATCTACGCCATAAGGAATAACTTGTAATCCGCCCTGCACAGTTTCACTTCTATTGTTATATAAGTGTGTAAATAATAATAAAGCCGCTTGTTTAATAACAGGATAAGCCTGTAAAAAATTAGGATTAACTGTGTATTCAATAACAATAGGCGATGTTACATTTACATTTATATCTGACGGAGTGCCATTAGGTAAGATTAATTTGTTACCAGTTGGATCGTAAGTATAATTAGTGCTTGCTAAAGTTGTAAGAGTTACAGGAATGTTATCGTTATAGTATTTAACACTATTAATAACAACACTACCTGATCCATAACTATCCGCATAAGATACTTGTGGCAAGTCCAAAGCAACAGGGCTTGCGTAAATAGAGCTTATGCCATAATAAACACGATACGAAACAGGGAATATAGGCATACCAAGATAATCTTCAATGTGCATACGCACTGCTAACTCTAAACCTTCTAAATAAGCATCTTGAGATTCATCACCAAACAAATTTAATTGGTTAGTAATCTCATCTAGCGTTAGCCAACCTGTCGTTAAAGCACGATTAATCTGCTCAAACTTATCATAGTTGAACGGATTGCGAGTGCTTCCATATTGAACCTGTCCTAATGTATCACTCATTTATTACGCCCCTATTAAATAAACCCCAGCGAATGGATTGCGAATTGAGCTTGCTAATCTTTTCTCTGCATAAAGTGTTACTGTGCCTGGCTGCGTTTGGTCAAAGCGTTTGATAATCATTTCTTCAGCATCAGCAATAGTTAAGAATTGATCCCAATTTGCTAATACACCTGAAAGAGAACCAGCGGCTGGTGTTTCTAAATATGGATTCGCAATTACAGGGAATCCAAATAAATAAACTATTGAGCCACCATCTTCAGTTCCAGTTTCAATAAACATTGGTTGTCCGCCAGTTGAACCTTTTAATTTTCTTAATTGAACAATAAGATCAGGATGCAAATGCCATGCAGTTGTAGGTAAAGCCCAATATTGACTTGGTAATAAATTTGCTGCATCAACAATATTGTCATAAGTTACTGAAGCTGCTGTAAATGTTTTCTTTAAAATTGTATGAATACCATCAGTTATTGCATTGCCACTTGAGCCATAAGCTGCGGCTGAAGTGCTTGTATTGTAATAAGATAAACCGCGTAAACCATTTGTTCCGCCAGTTGAAGTTGTAGATGATCCAGCTTGGTCATTATTAGTAGCCATAGATTGTGCTTCTAATTGACTAAATTCAAGCATAAGGTCTTGAACAACAGTTTGTTCTAAATAATTAATGTCATCTAATACTGCGCTACGAATAGGTAATTGAGCAGCAATAACTCTTGTTGGTAATTGCCAAAATGAAGTAGCAATATTTGGGCTACCACTATTTGGTGTTACAACATATAACCATGGGTTTGTTGAATTAGCTGCGTTACCAGTTTTAGCTACAAATTGAGTGGCAGAGGTGCTAGTAGAAATAATTTGGCGACTTCCCATTCTGAAAGGATTTGCATATCTTAATGCTGCAAAAGAATCATCAAAAAATGTTCTACCACCAATATTCAAACCACTACCTGTCAAAGCAGATGCTTCATCTATCTGTTTTGCTTCCTCAAATAACTTAACTTTGGCTTCGCCTTCTGTTAAAGCTTTTTTGATTCCGTTATAAATTCTTTCGGTTGTATTCATTTTTCTTTCCTAAAAAAGTTAAAAAGAAGGGGCGGATTGCTCCGCCCTTTCCCAATCTACTAAGCAGGGTTAGTAGAAGTGCCTGTTGATCTATAACGAATAATAGCAAAAGGATCAACAACAGAAGTTGCTAATCGTTTTTCACCATAGAATGTTATAGAACCTGGTAAAGTTTGGTCGTAACGACGTAGAACCATATTTAAACGATCCACGATTGTATGACCTCTTTGCCAATCACCGAAATACATTGGATACAAACTAGTTGTGCCAGCAGAACCAGTTGTAGCTTGTGAAGGATTGTCAAGATACTTATTGACAACAACATCAAAACCTAACAATGTGCCAACAATGCCATCAGCTCTAGCTAAACCATCAACATAGATAGGGCGACCTTGGTCATCCACTAAACCACGAATTTGTTGAAGTAAAACTGGATTGATAACAAATTTTGCA